AACAAATGATTGAGGAAGGTTATGCTTGGGAATATGATGGCGGCACTAAACAGAAAGATTTTGAGGTCTTACGTGAGATTAGGCGTTCGTTTGGGTCACTGGTCTAGTAATGATCAAGTCTACATAGACATACAAGGTAAGACAGGAAGGCGTGTAATTGCTGAATGGTCTATACCAACAGAAGAATACGAAAACACATGAGTGCCAATCACGAAATATACTTAGGTAATCCTAATCTAAAAAAATCTAATGTACCACAGGAATTTTCTAAAGAGGAAGTTGCTGAGTATGTTAAGTGTGCTGGTGATCCAATTTATTTCATCCGTACTTATATACGAATAGTATCTCTTGATGATGGTGTCATACCATTTGCAATGTATGATTTCCAAGAAGCTATGGTTCAGAAATTTCACGACCATAGATTCAATATTGCAAAGTTACCTAGACAGTCTGGTAAGTCTACAATTGTAACAGCATATCTTCTTTGGTATGTACTCTTTAATGATAATGTCAACATCGCAATCCTCGCAAACAAAGCACCAACCGCAAGAGAAATGTTGGGCCGCCTACAACTATCTTATGAAAATCTTCCTAAATGGTTGCAACAAGGTATCGTGGGGTGGAACAAAGGAAGCTTGGAGTTGGAGAACGGAAGTAAGATCTTGGCTTCAAGTACTAGTAGTTCTGCTGTTAGGGGTATGTCCTTTAACATTATATTTTTGGATGAATTCGCATTTGTTCCGAATCATATTGCAGAGCAGTTTTTTGCTAGTGTGTATCCTACTATATCTTCTGGTAAATCAACAAAAGTTATTATCATATCTACCCCTCACGGGATGAATCAATTTTATAAATTGTGGCACGATGCAGAAAGAGGTTCTAATAATTATGTTGCAACTGAAGTTCATTGGTCTCAAGTTCCTGGTAGAGATGCTGAATGGAAACAGCAGACAATTGAAAATACATCAGAGGCACAGTTTAGAGTTGAGTTTGAATGTGAGTTTTTAGGTTCTGTTGATACTCTTATATCACCAAGTAAATTAAGAGTTATGCCATATGAAGATCCGTTGAAAGAAAAAAGAGGATTAGCAGTTTATGAAAATGTCATTGAAGATCATAACTATATTATTACTGTTGATGTATCACGTGGTATTGGTGGGGATTACTCTGCATTTTGTGTCCTTGATACAACAACTATACCATATTCATTAGTTGCAAGGTATAAAAATAATGCAATAAAACCAATAGTATTACCCAATATTATTGTTGATGTAGCAAAGAATTATAATAATGCGTATGTCTTATGTGAAGTAAATGATATAGGAGGACAAGTAGCAGACATCATTCAGTACGATTTGGAATATGAGAATCTACTAATGGCTGCTATGAGAGGAAGAGCAGGGCAACAACTAGGACAAGGGTTCTCAGGTAAGAAGACACAACTTGGTGTAAAGATGAGTACTGCTGTTAAGCAAGTTGGATGTTCTAATCTTAAAGCATTGATAGAAGATGATAAATTATTAATTAAAGATTATGATACTATTGCGGAGTTAACTACCTTTATTCAGAAAGGAAATAGTTTCCAAGCAGAGGATGGATGTCACGATGATCTTGCTATGTGTTTAGTTATTTTTGCGTGGATGGCTATGCAAGAATACTTTAAAGAGATGCACGATAATGATGTAAGACAAAGAATATATGATGATCAAAGAGATTCAATTGAACAAGATATGGCTCCATTTGGTTTTATCAGTGATGGACAAGAGGAAGATGTTATTGTAGATGCTCAAGGAGAAAGATGGGAAGTTGCGGAATACGGAGATATACAGCATATGTTAGACTTTAGGTGACGTTTCAAAAATATAAATAATCTTAGTTAACCGACCACTGGATATCTAGGAGTTTATAAACATGGCAGCCAATCAATTATCGCCAGGTGTAGTTGTACAGGAAAGAGACCTGACCACTATTACCAGCCTATCGACAGCGAACTTAGGTGTATTAGCAGCACCGTTTGAATTGGGGCCTGTTGAAGAAGTTGTAGAGGTAACCTCAGAGAGAGACCTTACAGAAAAATTTGGTAAACCTACTGATAGTAATTTTGAGTATTGGTTTACTGCATCACAGTTCCTTTCTTACGGTGGTGTTCTAAAAACAATTCGTGTTAACTCTGCAGCATTAAAGAATGCTGTTAATAGTGGTACTGCTCCTCTAATTAAGAATTTAGATAATTATGAAGGTTCATACGAATCTTCAAACAATAACTGGAATTGGGCGGCTAGAACTCCTGGTAATAAAGGTAATTCAATTGGTGTATTTGTAACAGACGCTGGTCCTGATCAAATTGCTGTTCTACCAGCTCCTGGTTCAGGTAACGAGCACGAGTTTGTTGCTGATGCTGCTCTTAGTGCAACTTCAGGTGCTGGTGGTAAAGTATACAAGTACAGTATAGTATTAACAGTTGATACAATCGTTGGAACATTTGTTCCTGGTGCTACTAGTACAATTAGTATTGGTGGTTCTAATGAGACTGTTAATGTTCTTTCATTCGATGCAAATAATAAGAAGTTAGAAATTGATCTTCCTTCTGGTGGTGTTACTGGTATCATTGCTGATGGTCAGACAATTACTCAGGGAGCAAACACTGCTGACATTACAACTAATGGTATTGAGCGTCGTCTTTATATCGGTTTGAATAAGGACAGCATTGAATTTGCTGGTACTGATGTTGTTGCTGATACAAACTCTACTAACGTAACTGTTACTTCAGTTCGTGAAGAGTATAACGAGCGTGAGTATCTTCCTGGTGTTAAGTGGATTAATGTTGCTCCACGTCCTGCAACTTCACAATCAGTTGCTGGTCAAGGTGGATTCCGTGATGAACTACACATTGTTGTAGTTGATGTTGACGGTGGACTAACTGGAACTTCTGGTGCTGTACTAGAACGTTTTGTTGGTATATCTAAAGCATCTGATGCTAAGACTTCTGTTGGTGAGACTAACTACTATGCTACAGTAATTAAGCAACGTTCACAGTATATTTTCTGGGGATTACACGAGACTGGATTGTTCTCTGCAACAGGTACTCTTTCAGATGGTAACTGGGGATTAACTTCTCCTTCACGTCAGTTTAACCTACTACGTTCTGCTGCTGGTACTACTGATTTCCCAGGCGGTGCATTCACTCTTGGATCTAAGAATAACGCAACATTCTACTACAGACTTGCTGATGGTGCTAACTACTCTATTGCTAGTGGTGAGTACAGTGTATCAAGTACAGATGTTGAAACTGCATACAACCTAGTTTCTGATCCTGAGTCACAGATAATTGACTACATACTTGCTGGTCCTTCAGGTGTTGATGATGGAACTGCTAAGTCTAAGATCACCTCTTTAGCAAATATTGTTGAAGAGCGTCGTGACTGCCTACTATTTGTTTCTCCTCGTAGAGCAAATGTTGTTGGTGTAAGTAACGCTGGTCAACAAACAGACAACATTGTTAACTTCTTTAAGTTACTTCCAAGTTCTTCTTACGTTGTATTTGATTCTGGATACAAATATATCTACGATAAGTACAATGATGTTTATCGTTACGTTCCTTGTAACGGTGACGTTGCTGGTCTCTGCTTACAGACAACTGAGACTTCAGAACCTTGGTTCTCACCTGCTGGTTTCCAACGTGGTGTTCTAAGAAATGCTATTAAACTTGCATTTACACCTAACAAGACACAGCGTGACACACTCTATGCAAATAGAATTAACCCAATCGTTGCATTCCCTGGACAAGGTATAGTCCTTTACGGTGATAAGACTGCGTTGAGTTTTGCATCTGCATTCGATAGGATTAACGTTCGTCGTTTATTCCTAACAATCGAACGTGTTGTAAGTGGTGCTGCTAAGTCACAACTCTTTGAGCAAAATGATGAGGCACAAAGATCACTATTCCTCAATATTGTCGAACCATATCTACGTGACGTACAAGGTCGTCGTGGTGTAACTGACTTCTTAGTCAAGTGTGATGGTGACAATAACCCACCAGAGGCTATAGATCGTGGTGAGTTCTACGCAGAGGTTTTCGTGAAACCAACTCGTACTATTAACTACATCACCTTAACATTCGTTGCTACACGTACTGGTGTTGCATTCAGTGAAGTTGCATCATAAGTAACAAACAAATAGATTAGAAATAGCGGAGATTTCTCCGCTATTTTTATGTCTCAAAATAATTATTATACTAAATATAAAGGACAGGAGAACACAAGGAATTTTACTATCATGGCACAAAGAGGAAATATTGATGATTTTAAGGCGGCTGTTACTTCGGATTTCGCACGTCCTAATCTGTTCCAAGTTGACATTAACTTCCCTGGTGGAATAATTAATAATCAAGGTGACCTTAAGAAACTAGGACAATTCACTATCCGTGCAGCAAACTTACCAGCATCACAGATCGGTGTCATTGAAGTTCCCTTTAGAGGAAGGGTATTGAAAATTGCTGGAGACAGAACATTTGAACCTTGGACTGTTACTATTCAGAATGACAGCAACTTTAAGTTAAGAACTGCATTTGAAATGTGGGCATCATCTATTCAGGCATATAACGAGAACTATACTTCGACTTCACAGTCTGGTAATGCTCTTGGAGATACTGACGATGCTGTTGGATACTTTGCTGATATGGAAGTTCATCAGTTATCACGTGATGTACAAACAGATCAAGCACCCAACATTCTCAAGTCTTACAAGTTCTACAATGTATTCCCAAGTTCTATTGCTGCAATAGATCTAGACTTCGGAAACAATGATGCTGTTGAAGAATTTACAGTTGAACTACAAGTTCAGTACTGGACTCCTATCGTCAAACAGTCATAGTTGGAAACCTGATAAATAGAACAGGAACAATAGAAATTTAGTAATGTCGCAGCTCTTTGGATTTTCACTAGAGAGAGCAAAGAAGGTTCCGAAGGGACCTTCTTTTGTTCAAAAGGATAGTTTAGATGGATCACAACCTATAGTAGGTGGTGGTTACTATGGTTATTCTATCGACATGGATGGAACTGTACGTAATGAGTATGAACTAATCACCCGTTATAGGGAGATGGTTTTACAACCAGAATGTGATAGTGCTGTTGATGATGTAGTAAACGAAACCATATGTGGGAACTTTGATGATGTTCCTGTTGAATTAGAATTATCAAATTTAAAAGTATCTGATAAAATTAAGAAGTTAATGCGTGAAGAGTTCGATGAAATTCTTCGCCTTCTTGATTTTGATAACAGGTCATACGAGATCTTCCGTCGATGGTATGTTGATGGGAGACTTTTTTATCATAAGGTTATAGATCCTAAAAATCCTAAAGCTGGATTAATAGATCTTAGATATATTGACCCTCGTAAGATTCGTAAAGTCACTGAGTATGATCAGAAAAGACCTGAACAGATGCGTGATCAGGATCTGAATACGCAATTGACTATGAAGAGTGCCACCTATTTCTTATACAATCCAAAAGGATTGAGGAATAGTACTAATCAGGGAATGAAAATAGCACCTGATTCTGTGACATATTGTCACTCTGGTATTCAAGACCTTAACAAGAACATGGTCTTGTCTCACTTACATAAAGCAATTAAGGCAGTCAATCAGTTAAGAATGATTGAAGACTCTCTTGTTATCTACAGATTATCAAGAGCACCAGAAAGAAGAATTTTCTATATCGATGTAGGTAACCTTCCCAAGAATAAAGCGGAACAATATCTACGTGAGGTAATGGGTCGTTACAGGAACAAACTTGTATACGATGCAAACACTGGTGAGATAAAGGATGACAAGAAGTTTATGTCTATGCTTGAGGACTTCTGGTTACCTAGAAGAGAAGGTGGAAGAGGAACTGAGATTACTACATTACCTGGTGGTCAGAACCTTGGAGAACTAGAAGACGTTAAGTACTTCCAGAAGAAACTATATAAATCTCTCAACGTTCCTAACTCTAGACTAGAGACAGAGACTACATTTAACATTGGTCGTGCTGCTGAGATCACAAGAGATGAGGTTAAGTTCCAGAAGTTTGTTGCAAGATTGCGTAAGAGATTTGGTGAATTATTCATAGACCTTCTTAAAACTCAATTAGTTTTAAAAGGTATTGTTTCCATTGAAGAATGGGAAGAGATGAAAGAGCACATTCAATTCGATTATATTGCTGATAACTATTTCACAGAATTAAAAGAGATAGAAATCCGTAACGAAAGAATGAATGAAGTTAACCAAATAGATCCCTATGTTGGTAAATACTTCTCTATTGATTACGTTCGTCGTCAAGTACTTAAACAGACTGACATTGAGATTAAGGAAATTGATAAACAGATTGAACAAGAAATGGCAGATGGTCTAATTGCTGATCCTGCAATGGAAATGGAGATGATGGCAGGTGGGGATCCATCTGCAGGTGGAGCACCTGGGGGTGGTGCTGCACCGCCTGCGAATGGAGGTTCGACAGCGGACCCAAAGTCTAGTATTTCTTCGGGTGACTCGAAGAGAGCTGAATTCTGATAAATAAAAGAAAAGTGGGATTATTATGCCTAGTGAAATAGCACAAACAATTGTGAATCATATCTTTAGTGATGAAAAAGCGAAAGCAATTGATGCATCTAAAGACGCATTTACCGCATCTGCTTATGATGCTGTTGAAGCAAAGAAACTTGAATTTGCAAAAGAGTGGGGATTCGATCCAAATGCAACTGGACAAAAGGATGCTGACGACATAGCAAACAAAATTAATGATGGTCAAGAAGCTCCAGAACTATCACCTACTGCTGGTGAAATTGCTCAACAGGAAACTGACGAGCCTAAGTTCAAAGATATTCAAGACTTAACCCCAGAGGAACAACCTGATGTACCTGCATCATGGAAATCCAAACCCACTGAAGAACAACCTGTAGAGGAACCAAAAAATGAGACTGATAGCTGAAGAAATAACCGAAGTTAATTTTATAGCTGAGGAGAAAGAAGGTAAAAAGTCACACTTTATTGAAGGTGTCTTCCTTCAGGCTGAGATAGCAAATAAGAATGGTCGCAAGTATCCATTCAGAACACTTGAACGTGAAGTTGCTAAATATGATGAGGCACACATTCGCAAGGGTCGTGCTCTCGGTGAGTTAGGACATCCAGATGGACCTTCCATCA